AAATGCGTTGAGTGCCTTTTCAGCATCACTCTTAGAAAGTCCGGTTTCATCAGCCATAGCCTGTACTAATTCAGCTTTGTTCATTACTTCTTGCCTCCTTTCTTGTGGTCTGCATATATGGAATATGCGATTGCAATTATTACTTCTGTGATTATCGTTGCGGCAACACCGCACCAAAATTCAGGAATATACATCTTTTTGCATCCTCTCTTGTCTGCTACCTCTGGTAGCCGTCACGGTTATGCGGTAGTCATACCGTTTCTGCACTGCACCGCCGCACTCAGCCGCCTTACTTCCTCCGGTGTATCTCGGCGTAGCTTCACTGCCATGGCTATATTTATAGTTTCGTGCCGGATTGCCATGCGTGGACCATCAGGGACTTGAACCCCAGACCGTCCGGTTATGAGCCGGATGCTCTAACCAACTGAGCTAATGGTCCATACCTCACACTTGGGGATTCCATGTGAGACTTCGGAGGATCTACATAAGTTGGAATCCTCTGATATGGAATTACTGTCGGGGAACAATAATTCTAAGTGGGAAGTGTTGGTGTCGAACCAACTCCTATGGATTTTCAGTCCATCGCTTCTACCGAGTTAGCTTACTTCCCATATTACGGCACTGTTGCTGTGCCGCAATGGTTAGGAGAAACTTTAATGCCAAATACCTTGTGTTCACTCCGCTTAACTTATGTCCGTGTCACTTGGTATGGTCGTAGTATAGCCTACTGAACATTATTTGTCAAGTGGAATAAACAATTTTTTCAAAAAATTTTAATTTCTAGTGTTTATTCGACTTTACAACCATTCTCCTGTATGTCAGAAAGCAACTTACTTACAGGAATTTTCATAAAATTCGCTATGTCGTATATCTTGTCGATTGGAGGATAACATTTGCATAACTCCCAATCGCTCACGGTATTTTGTGAAACATGAACCCCATCCGCAAGTTCTTTCTGTGTAATCTCTAAATTCTGTCTCTCTCTTTTTAGGTTGGTGGCGAAACTGTATTGTCTCATGCTATCCCTTTCTCTATATTCCGAGTTCGCTTCTCTTCATTACCTGTCCCTCTCCGCCGAGAAGAGCATCTACAAACTGTGCGAACATTGCCAATGCGTCCGGTGCATCATCGTGTTTATTCTTTCCAAGCTGTGTGTAACTGCAAAGGAATGACATCATCACACCGTAATCACTCTTAGGTTCATATTCTGTAATATCCTTGAATATAACGTGTTCCTTAACCCATGAAGAATTGACAATGATCTTGGTCTCTTTGTTCTGGGTCGTGTATTTCTTCGTAATATGGCATCTGCCGCCTTTTTCTCTTACAAGGCGTTCTACCTCATTGGCGGTACGGCTACCCTCTTTGTTGCTCTCAAACTGTGCCTGCTGCACATGATGTTTCACAAGCATATCTGAGTTGAGTTCGTCCAGAGTTCCCGGATCGATATTCTTGAATACCAGATCTTCCAGATAATATCTGTCTCCATACTGATAGAAAACTCCGAGGAAGTTGTAGTCTGTACCGGTGTCCTTAGTATCGCAGATTGCCAATATGGAATCCGGTTCTCTGTCCGGCAGTCCTCCGAGGTATCTCTGTAATTCTGTCGGATGATACAGAATACCCTCTCTCTCGATAGGATCACTCTTATACAGGCAACGGTATGAAACATCATCCATAGACATCTCCATGTCATGGAAGTATTTCTCGTCAAATCCGACATCGTAATCATAGTCGAAGTTGCTTTTTCCGGTCTTAGGGTCAATATCCGGCACGGCAATGAACTCTGCCCTTGGATTGCCCTCATACATCCTTTCAAGCCGTCCTATGACATCGTGGACGCTCCAACGTGTGGCAATGTGGATTTCCTTTGCCTTTTTCTTTTTACGGGATTTAAGGTCTGTCGTATACTCTCCGTACAGCTTATCCAGACGGTCAATCGACAATGCCTCTTCAATACCGGAAACCAAATCGTCCACATACAGAAATCCCTCACATCGGGTAACACCGGTAAGTGATCCTCTGATTGGTCTGCAGGTCAGTGTCTTAAAAGGCTGCCATCTTCCAAGGTTGATTGTTTCCTCTTTTGCATTGTTTCCCTCAAATATCACATCCGGGAACACATCGCTCCAACAATACTCATTACTGGTAATAATATTGAGAACTGCGTCATAGAACATTCTCGTCATAAATCCAGAATGAGAGGACATAAGGTTTGGTGTGTTCGGATAATGCCCCATCACAAACGATATGAAGAACTCTCCCAGAGTGGTCTTGCCGGTTCCGGGTGGCATTGATATTGACAGAATATCCAGCTCATCATCAATGAGCCGTTGCATCTTCTGTACAAGCCAGTAAATCTTATTTCTTCTCGGCTGATAGTATCTGTCCTCCGGGTCTCTGTCTTTCTCCACATACAGCAAGTAAGAATCGAAGTCCTTATGTTTCTGTGCCAAGAATAACAAAGCCTGATTATAGAGGTTGTAATACTTTATATCTCCTGTGGAACAAAGCCTCAGTGCAAGGAATCGAACCTTATTCGCCAATTTCTTTGACAGTTCTTTATCTTCACTGAGGACTTCGTTCGCCATACCGAGCAATGACAGGAGATTGTCGTAATCACTCAGATCGCTTTTCAAAAGCCGTATGATTATATCTCTGTTCGACAGTTGAGCCATGAAAATTCATCCTTTCTCACGGCTCTACACGGCTCTGTATTTTTACATCGGTCTTATTACATCAACTCTTGCCCTGACAACAATTCCGCAGTTATTAGAATCTGGTTCTGTGTCGAATACGAGTATTCCGTCTTGTGCAAGTTTCATGCCCATTTCTTGTGCCATTTCCCTATGTACAAAACCTGCTATATCCTCTCGACCCGCTTGGAATATATTAAGGTGTTTGCATACCTGATACGTCTCTATCGGTCTGAAAGTGTAGGTGTTTTGAAATTCAACGGACGGTTCCGGCATTGGCATTGGTTGATCTTGTAACTTCCCCTGTGGTCTTTTCCGCCAATGTGGTTTATTGTTTCTCTTTCTCTGTCTCATCATTGGTTTTACCATCTTTCTTCTGTTGCCTATCTCTCACGCTCTTACTGCAAACACTCAGGATAACCATATTCAGATGATCGTTCTGCTTTCTGAGCTGTGTGTTCTGTTCTAAGAGCAGTTCATTCATCTGCGTGATTTCCTTTTTTACATCGTTGTTGGACTTTGCATCTTTCCAACTCACAAAGATATAAATTCCCAGTACCACAAACCATATAAGTGCAAAAATCAAATCTTTCATCTCTATTCCTCCGGCATATAATATAATCCATTGTCATAAAACTTCACGTCCGGCTCTCTGTCCGCACTTTTCAGCAGAATCATATTTCCGTTTGCAAAGTTTTTCATTGCATCCGGCGGTAATTCTGCATTTTTTAACATCATATATGGGGAGAATAAGATTTGCAGCATTTCATTGTAAACCTGAGTTGTTCTTTCTTCCGTCTTATACTTCCCAATCACTGTGTTGTCCGCAAATATTCGTTCCTGACTTACGAATATTTCTTTTACGTTATTCAAATTGATTGTAGTGTCTCTATCCTGATTTACTATGAACATCACTCGTCCTCCAACCACTTGTTATCCAAATAGCAGAATCCATACACCGCAGCTCCTATAACGACAATCCATAACATCCAGAATCCGACCAACATCGCCGTACTGCTGCTTACCATGTAATCCACGGCACTATCCAATGTGTCCGTCTGAATAAACGTGCTGCCATTGCTTATCGTGTTATCTTTCAGTTCTGTATAAATGACACCATCGTAGGCAGTGTTTATCACGTAATACTTATACCGCACGCTGCTTGATTTCTTCTGTGTGTCTATATGATAGTCTCCCGGCATGGATATTGTGCCGTATGGAAATTCAACGCCAAGAAATGATACCTTTTCGCTATGTTTCTCCCAACTGTCGTAATAATCCCACGAATAATACGTTTCCGTTGTGTAATATGTGTGGGATTTTCCGTTTACCGTGGTTGTATGTGCTACCTGCCTGGTGTGTTGGTTGTAATGTTCCTCCCGGACTTCGATATAGGCATACTCTCCGGCAATATCAGGGTCAGTAACCGGATCTACAACCGACAGAGTTCCTTTTACAAACGCATTACCTACATTGGTTCTCATTCCATACTGGAACTGTTCTGCATCATTATCAATCTTGATTGCCTGATAATATTCCTCATTTTTGTTGTCACACGAGGAAGAAATCTTTTCGCTGATGAAAAATCCACCCGTGAGCATGACAAGGATAATGACGATGCTGAACATGAGTTCTCGCACCGTCAAATCCCAACCACTGCCGGAGTAGATTATCGTACTCCATTTTCTCATAGGCTTATTCTCCAAACAGATTGCTTACCGGCTGCCTGTCCTCTGTGCTGTATTCCAAATATGAATAATTGATAACCTCATATCCCATCATTCCTAAGATCTGCTTATGAGGAAACTTACGCACATATTTCTTGTATGCCCGGACTTCATTGTTGTAAGACTGTCTGTACTGTGCAATCAGGTTTTCAGTCGTAGACAATTCATTCATAAGCTCTTTGTAATTTTCATTCGATTTCAGTTCCGGGTACTGCTCCGCAACCGCAGCAATGGAAGTTGTGACATTCTCAATATCCACACCGCCATTATTCCTTGCGTCAACAACTGCCAGAAGTGTATCTGCCTCATGCTTATCGTATTCCTTTACGCAGTCTGCCAGATTGCAAATGAGATCGGTTCTGCGTTTCTCCTGTGTCTGCACATCAGAATCCGCCGTAAGAACCTGTTCCTCTAACGAGATGGCTCTATTGTTCGTGGTTACGAAAATTCCTGCAATCAGTAATACAAATGCGGCTACAATGCCGACAATAATCCATGTTCCTTTATTTTTCATTGTTGTTGTCCTCCATCTTTATCATAAATTTGTTTTCTGCCAATACGATTCCTCTGGGAGTTTCCGTGAATATTGGCTCTGTTCCGTTGTAAATCTGAAATTCCACATCATTCCGGCAGACGGCATCTCCGCCGTCCATCGGAATAGCTGCCAGAACTTCTTTTGTATCGGTCTTATAGACCACCACCGTTGTCATATTGCGCCTCACATGAAGTAATCATAACCGACACCATATTTTGCCATGATAAGACTCTTTGCCATTTCCTCTAGTTTCTGGTGTTCGGTCGCATCCAGATACACGCCCTCATAGGTTCCACCCTGGCATCCCATCCAATCGTACTTGCAATGTAAAAGTTCATGCACAAGATCCTTTTCCATGCAGTGTTTGAACAGTGTATTGTTCTCTTTGTAAGATTCATCACTGAGTAACTGGATGTTTGCCTGACTGGATTCAAATATGAATGTGTTATATCCGGCAGCGTCAATTACCTCTTCTCCGTTAGGGTTCATAATCTTATCCTTAACGTGTGCCAGTATCAACCACCCATCAAGGAATAATCTGTGTTGCCACTCTCTTAGACACTCTTCTAACTGTTCCTGACTTTTGAATACATCTATCGGTTTCCCTTTTTTCTCTCTCTTTTCAATGGTTCCGCAAGTGTTGTTCTCAAAAGCCGTACCGTCTGCAACTGAAAAGCACCATTTGTCTCCATATCTGCGGCCACACACATAGTCCCCTATCTTTACCGGTATTTCGCATCTGCACTGATTTCCTACGTTGGTAATGAGTACCAGCCCACCTTTTACGGTGCTATGGTCTATGAAAAAGTTCTCTCCGCTGGCAGTCATATAATCATCAATTTTCTTACCGCAAGTAAGCAGATCGAACATTTCACGCTGATTTTCCCCAGTCCACATCATGGTTTTTACTTCATCCGGGGACTTCGGTTTCAAGTTCAAATTATCCATCATTCGCTCTCCTTTACTTTCTTGGCAGATTTTACCTTGATTTTCTTTCTACCGAACTGCTGATATACCAGAGCAGACGCATGAACACTGTCCGTGCTACATACGGTAACAGTTCTGCGGATTGGTTTTCTCTCAATGGTTTCAAACACTACTTTGTACCACCGTTGTTTCATTGGTTCTGCCCTCCTGTATTCTTCCGTATATTCTTTCGCACTTTTCGGCGTGTTCACATCTGATTGTGGTTAATACCTTTTGGGTCTGATCCGCTAATACAGTAATATCAACCTTATCAACGTCAGCTTCAAAATCAGGGCAGAAAGCACAATAATCTTTCACTCTGAGTTCCATTCCATTATCCATGACAGCCCACCGCCTTTAACATACTGATTTTCTCTACCAGAACATCAACCGTTGCGTTGAGCTTGCTGTTCTTAATGCAAACTTCCTGATAATCCTCATATAATTTTCCACCATTCAGCATTTCAGTCTGTTCCTTGACTGTGGCATCCAGCTCTGCATTGAAACTTTCAAGCTGTTCAATCTGTTTCCTCAGATTATCATTCTCTTTTTCTACTTTCGCATTTCTTTCTTCCAGAGATTTCTTGTTTGCTTTCAGTTTTTCAACCTCGCTCGTAAGTTCTCCGAGTTTCTTTATCATTTCCTGCTCAGACATGGTTCCCTTTTCCTCCGTCTCTTCTACTCCGAGAAGTACCTTAATCTGTTTCTTTGAAATGTGATATGTCATTGCAAGGGCGGCTATGGATTCCCCGGAAGAATACTTTTGCTCAATCTCTGTTTTCTTCACGGAAATATCCACACCATTCGTATTGAACATACGCTTGTAACCGCCCTCTTCCAGAATTTCTACTATTGTCTGCGTGTCGCACACATTCAAGTCCGCAAGAATGGGTATCTGTCTCTTATGGTTCTTCGCCAAGCGGTAATCCATTAAGATTTGTCCCTTATCCATTCTTACCTCCCTGTTTTACCCCCCCACCCACGGAGAAAAAGTCCTCATATATCGCTTTGATAACTTCCGCATCGTAGAGTGCATTGTGTTTTTGACCTTTCGGCAAATCAATTCCTCTGTCTGTAAGGAGCTGCTCTCTCGAAATGTCAAAAGCTGCCTTTTCTGAAATATCAAGCATCGTTGCAATGTCCTGATTGATGTCGTGGCAAGCCGGTGTAATAAACTTAGGCAACATCTTAGCGTTACCTACCAATAAGTCAATCAGCAACACCATATCGTAATGTGAGACATCTGAAACGAATACCGCAGCATAATCGCTGTCAAAATTAACATCCATTTCAAGCCACTCCATAAGTTCACGGCGAACATCTGCCTTACTGCCGATTACAGTCGTTGTTTTATTGTCGGCTGCCATACTTTCTTCTAAATCCGCATTGCCACTCAAAATCAAATGATCGAGGACATTCTTCTCGATCCATTCATCACACATACTCTCATTATAGTCCGTCAGTTCAGCATAAAATCTGTCTCCGGTGTCAGAGACAATTCCTATGCTGATAAGAGTTGTGTCCTTGCGTAGGCCGGTAAACTCTGTATCGAAAAAGTAGGTTCTCATGTGGTTTCCTCCGTTTCTTCCGGTGCGGCTGCAAAATTCACTCTTAGATTTGATGTGAACAACGACTGATAGGCCATTGCGTAACTGTAAATCTCTCTATCCAATATCTCATCCTTTATTGCATCCGTGACCGAACTCTGCATGATCGCCGTAGGAATCTTTGATTTTTCATTCTCATAGGCTTTAATCAACACATCTCCGTCATAGCCTTTTGCCAATTCTCTTAATGTCATATCTACTTCTCCGCTTTCTGTGCCTTTTTGGCTTTCTTGGCAGCCTTTTCTTCCTCTGCCATCTCAGGAATGAATTTACGGAAGATGTTGTTGTAATTTCCGTTGTTACCGGCCCACTTCTTAACAATAGCCATAGCCAGTCCTGCCTCTTTGGAGTAGGTATCGCACTTTCTAGGTTTGCGAATGATTACTTCTTTGCCGTCTACGATCTTCTTTTTGGCTTCCACATTATCCATGCAGTTTACGACCGTCTTTGTGCCATCAGACCAGAACACGATTGTTGCCGGATTCTGGAAAATCACGTTTTCAATGCCGTATGCAGCAATAGGCTTGTCCTCGATCATTGCCTCAACACACAGATTGTTGAAACGGTAAGGACTGCCGCAAATATGAGCAACCTTTCCTGCGTAGGTGCTGCCATCTTCACACTCGATTGTTACTTTCTTAAACTTCTTATCAGCTAAACTTCTATCCATATTGTCCTCCTTTAATCCTAAATCCTTAAAAATGTCTCCAAACATTACTTCTCCCGGAATGCCTCGGTTTGCAAAGACCTGTTCCTGGAGCAATCCCATCTGTGCATCATATACTTTATCCATGGTCTTGCCTATCTTCTCAGTTACGCTCGCCACTTTCAAATCCTCCTGGTTGAACTTCGGTGCTTTCATCCACTCGTATTCCATCAGCCTTGTAAGAAGTGGCGGTTCAACACCAATCATTCTTATTCTGTGCCGCCGCTCATTTAGCGAAAAAGCCGTAGCCGTATAGTTTTTCTCGTCCGGGTATAGTCCTTTCGGCAGTATCGGTGGCGTTTTCAGCCACGCACTGATTGGAAAATCGTCAAAATCCGGCATCGGTGGTGCTAATTCCGGTGGTTTCCAAGGATGCTTTTCTTTCTCGTCCATGTGTTTATCCTCCTATTTTCTTTTATGATTAAAGGTTTTCCCTCTAATTCCATTGAAATTGTTCTCTATCTTGGCTTTCACGCAGTCATTTTTCAGATTGCACTTACCGCACTTATCAAGATTTCTGTACGTCTCTATGCCGAAACACGGTCTGAATATCTTATTTATGGCAGACTGCTTCATTTTCACTTCAAAAGGTACTTCAAATCCCTCTTTCAGATGAGCAATATCCGGCATATCATACTCTTCATCCAGTGTAGGCTCAGATATTTCCTTAATTTCTGCAAGCGGTATGGGGTCTCCGAGCCATTCATCCATGATAAAGAGCTGTGGTTTTGTCTCATTTTTCATACATATCCCCCTACGCATCTATCAGTGTGAATACGCGCCTATATACATCCTTGTCCGGCAGAAGTGACAGCCTATTCAGTGTTGTACCTCCAAGATAAACGTTAAATGTACAATCCCCTATGGTTAATGTTCCTATGGTGCCCGGATCGTTCAGATCCACTTGTACGCTATTGTGCTTATTCAATATCGCCCGTATGGTCTTGCACACTTCCTCATTTTCTTTTTCTGATGCAAGGCAATCAAAACACGGATTTTTATTCTTTGATGATCTCATAATATTCTCCCTCGCACTCTTTCGGAGCCATAGTTCCCCATCCGTCAGCCTTTCTCAGCTCATAATGGGTTCCTCTGTCGATGGCAAAAAGTTCTTCGCCCTTATCAATATTCATTTCCATATTCTTCTCAATGTCATTTACGACAATATTCTGTAAGAAACGTGCTATCATGCCTCTTTCTCCTTTATCACTTCGGCAAACGCCGGATTCTCATGCAGCTTTTCAGTAGGCCATCCCATGTGATGATACAGTTTTTCCATAAATCCAAGACACTCCGCCTTATCATACGCCAGTAGGAAACACAGTAATTGTTCTCTGTTATACAGCACTGACGGTCCGGCTCCCATTTTGATGTAATCGTAATCTGGGTAACGTACCTGAAACTCATTCGTTGTTGCTGCCAGTATCTCAAATTTCACTGCTGATCCGTGTGGTTCCCTTATGCAATGTCTGAATGGTATCATTCTCTATCCCTCACTCTTTTCTCCCATCTCTCATGTTTTCGTGCCATCTGTTCCTCATCTACCGTAAGCGAAAGTTCTCCGGCGCACTGCACGACATCCGTATATTCCTCACGGATATTGGCAATGGCTTCTTTCTCAGTAACCGGTGTCGGATTCTCTTTGCGGATAATCCTTGCCATTTTGAGAGCCGCCTTTGCCAGTTCAGTACATTCCTCGGCAAGCTGTTCCAACATTGCAGCTTCGCCAATTTCTTCAATAATTTTCATTATCTCTCCCTCTTTGTGATAACTTTAAGTCTATCCAGTGGATATGTCTCCACTTTGCCATCTTCCAGAACGACAACCGCTTTTGTGCCAAGCAGGCTCGTGATTGTATCTATCCATGTTCCTTTTCTATTCTCACAGTGAGTACAATCTGGTATCTCATTGCACATATCAGCAATATCGTTACAGAATTTGCACTCTGCATAGCTTCTTGTGATTTCTACCGGTCTATCCATGCCCTACACCTCATACTAATAATTGCTCAATGCTTATTTCTCCGCATTTCTTACACCCGCATTTGCATACCTCGTACTTAAATCCGCCGTAATCAGGTAGTGTCCAGAGGACTTCCAACACTTCCCACTCATGCTTGCACGGAAGAAAATACGATACCAAAATCTTGTCGAATAACCTTTTATACCACTGTTCCTTGTGCCAAGACCTCTTTTTATTTTCCGGGGAATTTTTGGAATTGCTGTTTTCATTGCTCATCCGGTTTTACCTCCTATGAGGCGTAAGCCTCCGCCAATTTTTAATTTTTGCCTGTTATTGTTTCTACGAGCAGACGTGACGGCATCCTCATTATGAGGTCATTACACATTTGATTCAGACGATGGTTTTCATCCGCAAGCGTATTTACCATGAGGTACAATCCCTCTTCTCTGGTAAGTTCTCCGCGCTCTATCATCTGCCATACTCGGAATACCGTTGCATTGTTCCTGATATGCGTTTCAGAGATCCCTACGGTGTATGCCTCTGTCATGCAGTCCGGTTGAACTTCCGCAGTGTGTCCTCTTTCCATTTGTCCCATGCGGTCTGTTTCTTCTCTCTGCATACTTCCGCCTCTCTCTGCTTATTCTGTGTTGCTGTTTCTTTGTTTTGTTCCATATTTCTCTCTTTCTATGCCGGTAGGCATCCGCCGATTTTAGATTTTGTGGTTTTGTAAACCTTTCGCTTTCCATCTGTTATCTGGATGCCGTATCTGTACTTACATTGTAAATTGGGTGGTTTACGCTTTTGGGGTCTTTTGCCATTTTACGATTGGGGTGGTTTGCGGCTTTTTAATTTTTCGGGAACTCAGAGGGGTGAGTTGCCCCTGATCCGCTCCGCCCTACACCCCCGCCCCAGGGTATAAGCTGCCGGACCTGTCCCCGGATCGTCACACCAGAACCGCCGGAAACGTGCCGGAGTTCGTAAAAGTAAAAGAAAACGAACCGCAAAACGCCCATTTTTAAAGGTTTTCGAGATCGTCCGGGAGTTCTGCCGGGTCTGTGCCTCCTGTTTCTACTGGTAAACGTTGCACAATGTCCGCCGCGGTTGGTAACTCCTGCGCCTGTTTGCCTACGTTTAAATCTATCTTTTGTGCGGCCTGCGTGTAACCGTGGTTATTATTAAAATCAGTAGCGAACACGATCGGCGGGATCTCTCCATTAAAAGCGAGCTGTTTCTTGTATGCTGCGATGGTATTCTTAAATATTTTTATTGTGTCAGAATACGCGCCAGGGCGGGCAGTTTCCCAATTGTTCAAAGTTTCCCTAGAAATCCCGGCAAAAGCGCAAAAGCCCTCTATATCAGGCACTAAACGCACGCCGTCAAGTGCTCTATCCTTAATATAATTTATATATCGCTCTGCGACTTCCCGGAACTCTTCCACCGTTTCCAACTTCCTAGGCCGTCCCCCTTTTCCCCTCTCCGCATCCGCTACAGATCTTTTAAAGCCGTCTAGCATCATATCGCATAGGGCTACAGCTTGCGCCGTCTCTATTTCTTCATAGTCTCGCCCCGGTTTAAATCGTTTATAGCTTTGTTTTCTGACTCCGTTTTCGTCCCTTGTTGCCGTTTCTTTCTTCTCTCCTGCCATCTCTCCGCCTCCTGTCTTTCTGTGCCCTCCGTGGTGGTCCTATACTGTCACACAGGCAAAATAAAAAGAGCACCGGGAAAAGCTGCTTTCTGCTTCTCTCTGTGCCCTACGTTCTACTTTTTCGGCTAACTCTATTTATTTATATGTGGATCTGCTCCGCCCTCCGGCGGTTCTATTATTTCTATCTCTATACCGCAACCAATGGCGGCGGCGTATTTCTCCATATCGTCAAGCGTGAATCTATCCGCGTTTAGTCTCTGGTTTACATTCTGCCGGGACACTCCCAAGCGATCCGCCAGATCTTGCACCGATACCCCGCGCCGCTTCATTATAACGCGCATTTTCTCGCCAAAACTCAACCGCACCGGCTCCGCCCTCCTTTCTCTCTGTACCCCTCTAATATATAGGAATATGCGCCCCGTGTCAAGTCTGCTGTTTACATGGTAAAGACTGCGCCGGGGTTTTTCCGCACTTTGTAAAGTGTACAATTTACACAATAAACCGCCGTTGTTTTGTTTAGTCGGCTATACACTTTTCACAAACTCAAATAAATGTAAAGTTTTCGCTTGACTTTGTAAAGCGTACGGTTTACAATACAGACATAAAGAACGAACCGCAACGGAACAAAACGAACCGCCGGACGTTCACCAAAACAAACAAGCAAGGCAGACGGGGCGCACGGTGTACCCCAAAAGATCAACGGTTTTCAGACCGGACCAAGGGCAGCCGCCCGGACCAAGGCAACGGAAAGCCGGCACTTATTAAGATGAGACCGAACACACGCAACCGCCGCCGAACTTGAAACCGCACGAGACCGGGAAAGCGGTATAAAATCGGCCCGGCATTGAGTGAAAGCAGTTACCACTTATACAATGATTAACGCCCCCAACGCTCCCAGGGGAAAGCGGGAACCGTGCCGGAACTATTGAGCCGGGGCGATGGCTGGAACGAGTTGACCATATACACGCAGCATAAAAGGGAATGGCCCGGGCGAACCCCCGAAAAGCCGCCGTCTGCAAGTCTGACGCAAACGACTATTGAACCAATTAAAAAAGGGCGGATCCGCAACACCTACCAAGCGAACACGGACCGCCGCCACCCCTCCGGGGCTTGTCTCCTATTATAACAGGCTTTCCCGGAGGATTCAAGAAAAGAGAGGGAAAGCACATGTTAAAAACAAATTGTAAGGCAGTAAATGAGAAGATCAAGAAAATGGTTATTGATTCTTATGATGAAGAATATTTTTCTTTTGACGGTCGCACACCGTCCACCGATTACAACGGAATTTGTAAAGATATTATTGAGGCTTTGCACAATGAAAAAGGCCTCGACTGCCAGTATAGAGCCGGGCGAATCAGCGAACAAACTTTATTTACTGATTGGCTGCAGGGTCTGCCAACTGCTACCAGTTTAGGCGATGATATTTTTTTGAGAGATGCCGCCGCTCTGGTTGCTGATTTGTTAGAACAGACAGACGCAGAGAAAGCAAAGTACACCGAACAGGAAAGCGAAAAATTAGCCGCTTGCCTCTTTTATAGAGAGATCAAGAAGCACGCAAAATAAAACCGATAGAAACGAGGCGCGCGCCCTCCGGGGCGCTCCCTCTCAAAATATAGGAGGCTTATATATTATGATGACATTATCAGAGGCGAAAGCCATTTACAAAACCGGCGGCGGTCATTTCTTCGACCGTGAAACCCTCAAATATTGGGGATCTCGTATTGAATCCGCTTTATATAAAAATCGTTGTTTCGTTACCAGTGAAAACAATTTTGACGGCAGCCGCAGAGCTTACACCGTGCGCCGGTTCTCTCCTGACTTCTTGCATATTGAAACCGTTGGAGAATTTCAGCAGTACGCACTTAAAGAAACCGCCAGAGAAGCAGCAAAGGAGGCCTAAACCATGAGAAAAACATATATTAAAAATCTTTTATCTATCAACAAAAAGGCTTTTCAGTTTTTGCATGATGTCGAGGGGTTCGACTTTGAAAAACCTTATTTCATTACAGAACAACCCGGAAAATTTACCGCTAACACGGTTAAAAAGGCAATAGCGGAACACCTGAACCCGGCAGCGTGTAAAATTTCCGTTTTCGTGGTTCCTACCGCTTCGCGGTGTCTGCGGGATTTATATTTTGTAACGCTTAGATTAGATAAATTTTCGGCTTCTCGGCGTGATGATGTTAGTTATTGGAATTATAGAGCCGCCGCGCCTGGTCTTAATATTGACTATTGTTTCGGTGTTGGAGACTTTGAGAAACTGCGCAAAAGTGAAACCGAAAAAATTTATATTATCGCTCAGGAAAAAGAGTATACAACGATACCACCAAAGAAAAATATTGATTTTTCGGCACGCTACACCCTCAAAGATTCGCGCATAAACGGAGACGGGCGCGGCGGTCAGTATATGGCCCGCTTGGATCTGGTAGCAATGGACGGCAGCCGGGCAGAGTTTAAACATGAACCATATAACACATTTTACGGAAACGAAAAAAGAAGCGCAGAGCTTGCGGACTTTATCGACAAAAGTGGTTTTCTTCTCCGCCCTCATCGTCTTGAGCTTATGGAAAAAGCCGAAAGATTGAGAAACGCAAGAAAACAGGCAGAAGCAGACAGCGCCGACTATACAAACGAGATAGCCGAACTGCAGAAACGCATTGATGCAACTAGAATTTTATTATCTAACGCCGTTTTGAATTGTCAGGACGCAACCGCGGCGCGTGGTGTGTCTAACAGGATGAATTATTTTTCTTATGCTCTTTCTTACTTTGAGACATTCAAAGAAAAAATAAATAATAAGCGTTACGCAAGTATAGAACGTATCAATTCAGATATTGAGGATATAAAAGACAAGTTGGACCATTGCGCAGAGTAAGACGGACGATGGCGGATCATCCGCCCTGGCTCCGCCGGATATATTGAAACATTGAGAAAATGGAGGATCAAAAAATTATGGGATGGGATTATACACACGCTACGCACTACACCAGAACCGGAGCTATTGACCGGAAAGCAGAAATTGACGAGCTTTACACATGGCAGAACGACACCAGAAAAGCCGAGGTTGTGCGCTCCGCAATGGTAGGAAGTACATACTATGCAGCTATTAAAATAACAGAATTGAGCACCGGAGAGACAGAGACAGCCGCCGCCGTTGCATTGACGCACACCAACAGCCGTGATTATTTCAACTTTGGAGTTAAGACGATGGGGGAAAGCTCTGGACCATGCGAAGATCATTGCCCGGCTTCTATTCTCTCTCTTCTCTCCCCTACTGATTCAGAATATGCCAATAACTGGCGCGAGAGATGCAGAAAGAACATTGAAGCAAAGAAAGATCCGCACGCATTGAAAAATTTACCTGTCGGTGCAGTGATCCGCTTTATTAAGTACAACGGCGAGGCGGTGGAGCTTATGAAACATCCGGCAGCGTATCAGTTCAAACGCCCGTTCTGGTATTGTAAGGAATCCGGCTGTTATATGCCTGCTACCAGAATCCCAGACAGTTACGAAGTAGTTACCGCATAACACATTGAATCAGGAGGATAAAAGACCATGAATAATACAGTATTGAGAATTGAGAACGGAATGAGCAGTTTTGAACTGCTTCAGGCCAAGGTTGCAAGCCTTGAAGCAACGGAAAAGCGCATGAGCATTGAGGAAGATCGCCGCATGGCTGCCATTGATGCAATGGACCACACTTATAACAATCCATCCACACCACGCCGCACACGTTTTGAGCTTTCTATTGAGCTTCCTATCCAGCGTGAGGCATTGAAGAATTACCACAATGAGCGCAGCCGGGTATCTGCCGAACTTCGAGGATTAAGAACGGCCATTGATCTTATATTGACCGTTGCCAACTATGGAGGAGAGGTTACACCGAATAACCGCCGGATGATTGAGAGTATTTTGGCTTAATCGTTACATTGTAACATTAAGTAACAGTGTGTAATATGGAGGTAACGCAAAATGTTAAATATGTCATTTTATAATGGTACATTGAACCGCCCGGAAGCTGCGGACGTTGTAAGAGCTTCTAACAAAACACTTTATCACAGATATGGCTTTGCTTATAGGGGTGCGGAGAAACGCCCCATAAGCAAGGAAAACGCATTAAAAATTATTGAGGACACCGGGAACTATCTGGATGTAACAGAAACCGACAACGAGATCCTTTTGAATACCTATTCAAGTAATGATATGTGGTAGGAGGTATGAACATGGTAGTTATTTCATTGACAGATAGAGAACAGACATTATTGAGCGATAGTGTATTGACAATGATAGAAAACGCAGGTCAGGCGCAACGCCTTGTATGTGACACTGAATCACAGAAAGCTATTGACATACACATCAAAGAATTGCAGGCGTTAAACAGAAAGTTGTGTACTACCGGCATCCGGTAAAGAAAGGATTGAGAACTATGAGAAAGAAAAGCGTATTTGTAAACTGTATGGAGACATTAACAGCAAACAGAAAGCATAATGAGGCCCGTGCTCTCCTTAATGCAGGACTGAAAGAGTCCGCACAGAGGCAGACAGCCACCACCGCTCCGGCGTATGTTCTTACAAAGCCGTATGTGTTCCCGGCAGTTGATGGAAATATGACTTATCATACCTCATGGGGATCTCACGGAGTAAAAGAAGAGGCTGAAACCATATTGAGCGTATTGAGTTCTTTCCGTCTCCGCTCCACCCTTGTAAAAATCAATCAGGGGCCACGCCTCACTCAGTATGTTATTGAACCGGCTCCGGGTACTCAGGTACAGTCCGTATTGAGACGTGAAAAGGAATTTCAAGCAGCCTTACACTGCAACGCCTCTTTGAGATTTGATAATGGTTATGTATATATCGAGGTTCCTACCGGTACAGAAACCGTGTTCCTGGGGGATATGCTTATTGATAATGAGTTTCAGTCCTCCGATGGTTTTACAATGGCAATCGGCACGGCGGTTGATGGCTCCAAGCATTACATTGATATTGCCAAGGCGTGCCACATCCTTATTTCTGGTATGACCGGATCCGGTAAATCAATCGTGCTGCACAACCTTATTCTTTCCCTATTGATGAAGAAAGACCCGGTTCAGATGCACTTATACATTATTGACCCAAAGGCTACCGAGTTTGAGTATTATAAAAACCTCGCAGCTTGTACAGTCGTTTCCGAAGTGAATGGTGCAGTTGATTTATTGATGAACCTCTGTATTGAGATGGATCGCCGTTACTCCGTTCTGGCTGCTGCCGGATGCCGTGACATTGACAGCTACAATCAGAAGTTCGCAGATAGACCGATGAGAAGAGACATTGTATTCATTGATGAGTTATCAGACCTTATGAGCATGGGCGGTAAATCAGTTGAGGGTTCTATTGTAAGAATCGCACAGAAAGCCCGTGCCTGTGGCATCCACCTTGTAATCGCTACACAGTACCCGGTTGCAAAGGTTGTTACTGGATTGATTAAGGCAAATATGCCTACAAAAATCTGTCTCCGTGTTGGTACAGTCACAAACTCTATGGTCGCATTGGATATGGCCGGCGGTGAAAAGCTCATGGGGCATGGAGATATGCTTTTCCTCCCTAACGGTTCCCTTACTCCTGTAAGACTGCAGGGTGGGTTCGTTTCAGAGACAGCGATCAACAATATTGTTTCCGGTTTGATGAAAAATCAGTAAGTAGGAGGTGGTTAGAATGGCAGGAAAGACAACGGTTGCTTGCACGAATGAGCAGTATGAGACCATCATCTCTACAATTTATGAGGGATGCGGTTCAATCCAACCTAACCCAAGGGTTGCGACAGCTCTTGTTGTTGAAGCAAATACTGGATTGAGAATCGGGGATATTCTCTCTTTGAAACTTAATGACATAATACAAGATAGAAACAGATACCGTTTTGACATTGTGGAACAGAAAACCGGGAAAAAGCGTACTTTTACTGTGCCGGATTCTGTATATGAATATCTCAAAGAATACTGCGATAAGTTTGAGGTAGGCTACAACTCTATCATATTCCCAATAACAGAACGGTATATGCAGAAACACCTTGCAAAAGTCTGTGACTACCTTGGATATGAGCATATTGGTACACACTCTTTCCGAAAGATGTTTGCTACAAAGTGTTATGAGGCATCCGGGAATGATATTGAACTTGTCCGTAGACTCTTGCAGCACTCTTCCGTTTCCGTCACAAGGCGTTATATTGGCATCTCAGACGAGAAAGTTGAGAGTGTGCTGAGTAGTTGCGTTGATATTATTTACCGTCCAAAATAAGGCATAGGAGGTTTTCTGACATGGTTAAGAAATGCTTATTATTAAGATTTGGAATAATCAAAGTAGACAAATATGTTGAGTACAGAGTTCATCCGAACCCTGATTATGTGTATGTGTACTTTGATAATGATTGGCACACGGTTCCAAAAGATGATGTAATTATCGTCAATCATTAGTTTTTACCAATGGTTCCTTATAAGATTTGTCTATTTGAGTGTTGGGTAACAAGTTTCTAGCAGTTTTTAATGTGAAAGCTGCCGCCGGTATGAGGGTTGAAAACGGCATATACCATCCCTTTGTTGGCTGACAGGTTTTCCGGCTTTAATGTGAAACCGGATAAGGATTTGTGGGATCTCCTGACACTCGCGTATCTCCGGCGGAACGCACGATGCCGCTTGATAAGAACGTGTCCAAATAGGCAAATGCTATAAGGAACCATTGAGGAAATGGAGGTCTTAGGCATGATTGATATTACAAACTGCAATAAAATCATCATTGATACAAACGAAAAGGTTGAAAAGATCATTGATTGGTACGAACAAAATAAGGATTGGTTGGATGCCGAAGAGTTCCGCATCCCTATCCCCTCCGCTCTCATTGAGCTGCCGGAGGAAGATATAAAATTCTATTATGAATCTGAGGGTGTGTTTGCACGGTTGCATCTGTATATGGCCGGCGTGTATGTCTGCAATTACAGATATGATCCGAAGTCTCAGAAGATAGGCGAACTCATCTTTCCGGCTGCTTTAAGCAAGGAAAAACGCAAGGCGGCTCAGATGATATTGGCTGCCGACAGAACGCCGTACAAAGAGGCATTGAAGTTCCACTCTCTTATGTGTTTTGCAACTCATTACCGCAACTGCATTGAGACTACGGATCAGAAAGAGAAGCGCATTTCTCATAAGCATCAAAAAAGGTTACGCCGTTCCGGCGGTGCTACACCACTGATAACCACATACCACATTGATAGCAGACCTATTCCTGCAGACGGTACAAAAAGGCATTACACAAAACCTACTGAGCAGGTAAGTGTGAGGGGGTTTTACCGAACTACCAAAACCGGTAAACGTGTATGGGTTCGCCCTTTCACAAAATACAACGGAAATTCTGGAAATAACAAAACATACAAAGTATAGGAGGATCACTATGAGTAATTTGAAAGTTTATGCAAAAACCATCGAAGATGAGGCTTTGGAACAGATTAACACTCTTCTGTCTCAGGATGCCTTTAAGGACTGTAAGGTTCGTATCATGCCGGATGTTCACGCCGGAAAGGGATGTGTCATTGGCTTTACTGCGGATCTCGGAAACAAAGTAATTCCGAACATCGTTGGCGTGGATATTGGATGCGGTATGCTCTGCGTAAGCATCGGACACGGAGAAATCGACTTTGATAGATTGGATAAAGTCATTCGCACTTATGTTCCAAGCGGAAGAAATGTGCATGGCGGCCGGCAGATCCGTTTTGATGAATTGCAGGATCTTTACTGCTACCGAGAATTGAGAGATACCAAACGCATTGAGCGTTCTATCGGCACTCTCGGCGGTGGCAATCATTTCATTGAGGTTGATGTTGCGGAGGACGGTTATAAGTATCTGGTTATTCATACTGGCAGCCGCAATCTTGGAAAACAGGTGGCGGACTACTATCAGAACCTTGCCTATGAATTGATGTGTGGCAAGGACGATTTGTACGAGCGTCAGAATAAGCTCATTGAGGAATACAAGGCTGCCGGAAGGAAATCCGAGATTGAGGGTGCAATAAAAGAACTGCACAAAAACTTCCGTGCCACTACTCCGAAGTTACCAAAGGATCTGTGCTACTTAGAGGGAAAGTATCGTGAACAGTATTTACATGATATGCATATCTGCCAGAAGTTTGCATATTTCAACCGTGTGATGATCGCACAGATTATATGCAATCATATGGGATGGGGAGTCGGTGTGGAAATGCCGGATTATTTTGAGTGCATCCACAATTATATCGACCACGACTCCAACATCGTCCGTAAAGGTGCTATCTCTGCCAAGTACGAAGAAAAGGTTCTTATCCCTATCAATATGCGTGATGGGTGTATTCTCGGAACTGGCAAGGGAAATGAGGATTGGAACTGTTCTGCGCCGCATGGAGCTGGACGGCTTATGTCACGGATGAAAGCAAAGGAAACTCTAAACATGAGTGATTATTCAAACTCTATGGATGGCATCTACACTACTTCCGTATCAGAAGAAACCATAGATGAGGCACCGATGGCATACAAGCCTATTGATGAGATTGTGGAATGTATTGGAGAAACCGTTGATATTCTTGCGATTCTGAAACCTATATATAATTTCAAGGCAAGCGAATAATGTGGCATTGATAGACACATTGATGTATAATGGACTAAACATTTATATAGGGAGGATATGTCTATGAAGATGAGATATTTTGCCGTACTGTTACTGTCGGCCGTTCTTTTGACTGGTTGTGGCGGCGGTACATCTACCAAAAACGGCACTACTGCGGTCACGACTACGACAGAAAGTAAAGACAAAACAGACCTTGCAGATTTGATGAGTACGCAGGATTATTCCTGTACTGTGGATGATTCTTTTATGTATTACGTTATGTATGTAACAAATAATTCAGATAAGGTTGTGAGTATTGATCTGAATGTGACCGCATTGGATTCTTCCGGCAGTATGGTTGGTTCTTCCAGCGATGGAACAAAAGCGGTTGCTCCAGGGCAAACAGCCGGTATATGGACCACATTTGATGAATGGGATAAGATTGATAGTTTCGATTACACACTGTCGGTATCAGAGGAAAAGGAATACTCTCCTGTCTATTCTGACTTATCCGTTGACTACAATACTACCGACAGCGGCATTGTTGCATCCGTGACAAACAACGCAACTTCCGCCGTAGATTATGTGCTGATGGATGTGGTGTACCTTAAAGATGGGAAGATGGTTAATTTTAGCGAATTATCTTTTATGGATGATAACCAGGAATTGCAGCCCGGTACAACTCTTTCTCAGGAGGGCACTTGCTACTCTGATTCCGGTTTTGATGATGTAGTGATTGCCATAAATGGCAGGAAATGATTTAAGGCAGAGGTTTTATTCCTCTGCCTTTTCTATGAGTTCCCATGCCTTTTCATCGCCAAATTCTTTCCTTACGGCTTTCCACAATCTGAGGTACTTCTTGGATTCTCTGTCCCTTTCAGTCCTTACCTTATCAATCTGACTTCTGATACGGCTTATATACTGCTCATCCTCCGTCTGTATCAGCTTATCAGAATCCCGATACAACGAACGGATCATACTCTCTTTGAGCATATCTACCCACGGAGTAGATACCTCTGTACTGCGTCCATTGACTGAACGGCACATTTTATACTCTCTGCCGGATAAATCCTGTTTCTTTGCTTTCTTAGCGCAGTAATCTCCGATATAGACACCAATCCAGTCCGGTATCTCTTCCTTGACCTGATTGTATAATTCCCTTGTGAGAACATAATAGTTGTAATGGCCTACAAAGGATTTTGCAGCAGCACTATGGAAGTCCGCTTTCGACACCTTAATTTCATAGCACCGGAAAATGCCCTTTGTGTCATAGGTCATGTAATCAACTCTTTCTCTTCCGCAAAATCCGATTGTTACCTCATAGCAGCCAAATGTCCCCATTTTGTATGTGACTCTTCTGATTGCCTTTTCCAGTGCTACGGTTTCCGCTGTTTTCATTTCAGATCCTCGATTGAGAATACAAGACCTACACAGTAAATCTCTCCATCTTCCCAGATGTCAAATTGTTCGCAAGGAATGTCTGTTTTGTAAGTCCATGTTGCCGGAAGTCCGTCCCTGTTCATGCCATCACACCAGACAGCATCTATCCAGTTTGCACGTTCTTCTCCCTCCTGATCCACACCGTTTCTGTTAAAGTATACTCTTCCTCCATCGAAGCAACCGCCCTCATCATAGATTGCCCCATCAAACTCCATGAGATCATCAGA